GAACCGTTCCGACCTTACTTCTGCTATTCCTAACTTCATCGCCCTTGCTGAAGCGCAGATGAACCGTCAAATCCGCCACCGCAAGATGGTGACACGGGCAGACGCAACTCTGGATACGCCGTATTTTGCTGTTCCGAGCGATTGGATGGAGAACATTCGCTTCCAGTTGAACACGAACCCCATCACTCCGTTGGTGTTTGTAACGCCAGAACAGCTTACAGAAGACAGCCAGACCTACATTACGTCCGGCCAGCCCATGTTCTACACGATGGTGGGCCAACAGTTTCAGGTATTGCCGTCTCCTGATGGTTCATACACGGGCGAATTGCTGTATTATGCCAAAATCCCCGCTCTGAGCGATGCTGCACCGACCAATTGGCTGCTGACAGAGGCTCCTGACGTATATCTTTACGCGACATTGGTTCAGTCTGCGCCATATCTGAAGGAAGATGAGCGCACGGGTGTCTGGGCTGGCCTTTATCAGACGCTTGTTAATGACATGAAAATTGCTGACGAACGTGCTAGAATTGGCAGCAGCAAATTAACACCGCGTATTCAGTCTTTTGGCTAAGGAGCTATAAATGTCGTTCTCTAACTATCTCGAAAACAAGGTTCTGCTGCACGTTTTTGGTGCAACGGCCTACACTGCGCCTGCAACACTGTATGTCGGCCTGTTTACGTCTAACCCTGGCGAAGCTGGTGGTGGCACGGAAGTCTCTGGCGGCTCTTACGCTCGTCAGACGGCTGCTTTCACGGTTGCTGCTAACCTTGCATCCAACACGGCTGCTGTAGAGTTTCCGACTGCTTCGGCATCGTGGGGGACAATCACCTACGCTGCGCTGTTTGACGCTTCCACTGGCGGCAATATGCTGGCCTATGGCGGCCTGGCTACATCTAAGACGATTGACAGCGGTGACGTGTTCCGCATTCCTGCGGGCGACTTCGACATTACGCTGGACTAATATATGGCAGGCTACGGCAGCGGCCTATTTGGGATTGGCTCCTACGGTATCGACCCGATTGAGGGTTCGGTATCTGTAACTGCGTCATCCACAACCACGGCTGCTGCTGTAATCGTCAAGGAAGCGGCACTTGAGAGCAACGCTGTCTCATCTGTTAGCGTAACGGCTGGAGAGCGCACAGATGGCGCTGTAGAGGCTAATGCGGTATCTACTACCCAAGTTGCTGCTATTCGCGTTGTAGACGCTTCTGTGGCCGTTTCTGCGGCATCTACTGTAACGGCTGCTGGTGGCACTTCGGTGATCGGCCAAGTCTCGCTGACTTCGGTATCGGTAGTTTCTGTAGATGCAAAAATTACGGCTGGTGCTGCGGTAGCGTCGAGCGCGGTAGCTTCGGTGGCTGTAAACGCTGGTTATGTGCGGTTTGGTAACGTAGCTGTAAGCGGTGTTTCTAGCGTTACAGTGACTGCTGTTAAGAAATGGGAGCCGCAACCAATAACAGCAGAGACATGGACACCAATTTCTGTTACAGCAGAAACTTGGACGGTTAAAGGCTTCCCCGAATATCTGGAAGCGGCATGAGGTAAAAGATGGCTGATACAACCACAACTAACCTTGGACTTACGAAACCTGAAGTCGGTGCTTCTGCCGATACTTGGGGGACGAAGCTGAATACCGACCTTGATCTCGTCGATGCGTTGTTCGCTGCGGCTGGTAACGGGACGAGCGTTGGCCTGAACGTAGGCGCTGGCAAGACGATTGCGATTGCTGGCACACTGAACGTGACAAGCGCGACTGTTACCGGCTTCTCGGTGTCCAAGCTGAACGCTACAGGCACGGCATCGTCATCCACCTACCTTCGTGGCGACAATAGCTGGGTTGCCATCCCCGCACAGACCTATCCTGCTGCCGGTATCGCGGTATCTACGGGAACTGCGTGGACGACCTCTCTCACGGCTCCTACGGGCGCTCTGGTCGGCACAACTGACACGCAGACGCTCACGAACAAGACCATCGAAGCTGGCACGTTCACCAATGGCTACACGGAAGAGACTGTAACAGCAAACACAAGCACGGCTTACACGATTGACCTTGCTAACGGCTCTGTCCAAATCCTGACGCTAACGGGTAACTGCACATTCACGTTCCCGACTGCCACCGCTGGCCGCAGCTTCATCCTCATCCTGAAGCAAGACGGCACTGGCTCACGCACAGTCACTTGGCCCGCTGCCGTAAAGTGGCCTGCTGGCACTGCGCCGACGATTACCAGCACGGCATCGAAGGCTGACAAGTATATCTTCACGGCTGATGGGACTAACTGGATTGGTTCAAACGCGGGCCAGAACTACACGCTGTAAGGGAAACGGGTAATGTTCTCCGCTAATTCATCACAGGTATCAGACGACAAACTCTTCGTTGAGGACGTATTCTCGACGTGGCTCTACACGGGAACGGGAAGCGCACAGACAATTACCAACGGCATCGACCTTTCCGGCAAGGGCGGAATGGTTTGGTCTAAAGCTAGAACTCAGGTATACAGCGAGGGAAACTGTATTGCAGATACGCTACGCGGAGCGGGGAACGATCAATTTACCAGCACAAACTATGGATATGATACTGGTAGTATTACGTCGTTTAACTCAAACGGCTTTTCTTTAAGTGGAGGCATTTGGCGTAATAGCAGCGGGCAAAACTACGCCTCATGGACATTCCGCGAAGCACCTAAGTTCTTTGATGTTGTGACGTATACGGGCACAGGCGCTAACCGCACTATCGCGCATAGCCTTGGTGTGGCTCCCGGCTGCATTCTCGTGAAGCGCACCGACACGACAGGCGATTGGCAGGTCTATCACCGCAGTAACGCCAACACGCAGTATATGGTGCTAAATGCAACGGCTGCTGTAGCCACTGGCGCGACCCGCTGGAACAGCACAACACCGACTGCGACTGAGTTTACTGTCGGCACGGACGCAACGGTCAACGCATCCGGCGGCACCTACGTAGCCTACCTCTTCGCCCACGACACAACGTCTGACGGGATTATTCAGTGTGGGAGTTATACTGGAACTGGCGCGGTTGGGAATAGCGTAACATTGGGCTGGGAGCCGCAGTGGTTAATGGTCAAGAACGCCAGCGGCCTCGCTAGCTGGAATTTATTTGACAATATGCGCGGACTTCCGGTTGGAAGTTCTGACGCTATTTTAGCGGCAAACACAAGCGCTGCGGAAAGTTCTGTGGAGTATGTAAGCCCGACGGCTACCGGCTTCCAAATCATGGCAACCAGCGACCCGCAAGTCAACGCCAATGGAAGCACCTACATCTACATCGCCATTCGTCGCGGCCCTATGCGGACACCGACGAGCGGGACGAGTGTGTTTGCTCCAGTGGCACGGACGGGAACGGGGGCTAATGCAACAATCAGCACTGGGTTTGTTACGGATTTTGTAATTTCCAAAGGTCGTTCAGGCGACTACGCAGCAAACTCTCCGTATGAGACTGATAGGTTGCGGGGTTCTACAAATACATTGAATGTTAGCAGCACGGGAAGTGAGTTTTCGACTAATCACATAACTAGTTTCGCAAGCAATACAGGCTTTACCGCTGGTAACTTTAGCGACACGAATGGAACAAATACAACATATATAGATTGGTGCTTCCGCCGCGCGCCCGGCTTCTTTGATGAGGTTTGTTACACAGGCAATGGTGCGTCCCCGCAAACTTTAAATCACAACCTTGGTGTTACGCCTGAGTTGATGATTGTAAAGCAGCGAAATACTTCTAGCCCGTGGACAGTATACGCTGCGTCGCAAGGTCTAAATACCGGCTACCTAAATCGCGGTGATCTTGGTTTTGACAATAACTCAAACTGGGGTGCCGTCCCGACATCTACTACGTTTTCAGTGCAAGGTTCTTCGCAAAACGCCTCTGGTGGAACATTTGTCGCCTACCTTTTTGCCTCATGCGCTGGCGTGAGCAAGGTGGGAACTTACACCGGCAACGGAAGCAGCCAGACGATTAACTGTGGCTTTGCTGCTGGTGCGCGGTTCGTGATGATTAAGCGGACTGACAGCACGGGCGATTGGTATGTCTGGGATACGGCCCGTGGCATTGTTTCTGGCAATGACCCGCACCTATCGCTGAACACAACGGCAGCCGAAGTTACAACCGACGACACGATTGATACTGACAGCAGCGGGTTTGTGGTAAATCAAGTGGCTGCAACCAACGTCAACGTTAACGCCGCCACATATATTTATATGGCCGTGGCCTAGGGTAATTAAGGAAACTCAGATGGCAGAGTATCGAATTCAAGAAACAGGCGCAGTCGTAACTGAAAGCGAATTGCGCGCCATGCACCCGAACACATCCTTCCCCTATGTCTTAACCGAAGAACTGGTTAACGACTTGGGCGCAGACGTTGTGTTTGAAGGCCCGCAGCCGACAGCCACAAAGTATCAGGTTGTCTACCGCGATGGTGTCGAACAGATCGAAGGCAAGTGGTATACCAAGTATTCCGTTGCTGACATGGACGACGAAGCTAAGGCCGCTGTTGACGCTGCTACAATTGTAGCAAACAAGGCTCTTCGTAACACCAAGCTGGACAACACGGACTGGACGCAGCTTGCAGACGTTCCTCTGACGGCTGACTGCAAGACCGCCTTCGCTGCATACCGCCAAGCCTTACGTGACTTGGATATGCTTGATCCCGCATGGCCGGAAGCCCCCGCTGAAGAATGGGTTGCCTGATGACACCTGAACTCATCGTTACCGCACTGGCCCTGCTCGGAAGCGTTATCGGCGTATGGGTTCAGTTAAACAAGAACATCGCCATCATTGAGACGAAGCTGTCTTATGGTGATGATAAGTTTGCGGCGATTGACAAGAAGTTTGACGAGGTGATGATGCACCTTCGTCGGATTGAGGACAAGTTGGATAACAAGGCGGATCGTTGATGCGTAAACTGCTGCTGCTTGCTTTTGTTCCTGTGGCGGCTTTTGCGCAGTCGAATAACTACGTCTACGACACGACAACCAACTCAACGAACACGAACACCAACGTCAATACGTCTACCAGCACGGCGACGAACAACAACTTCAACACGGACGTTTCGACCAGCACGATTAACCAGACTGTTAACAGCACATCTAACAGCACTGTAAACAGCACCAATCTGAACACCAATCGGAACTTCAACGAAAGCTCGTCAACCGCGACGAACACGAACCGCAACTTTAACGAGAGCAGTTCGACAAGCGTATCAACGGCGACCAACGTAAACACGAACCTCTCGACCAGCACATCTGAGAGCGTGAATACAAACGTCAACACCAACATCTCGGACAGCCGCTCGGTTAGCACAAATGTGAACACGAATACGTCCGTGTCTGAGAGCAAGAACCTCAACACGAACACCAACGTGTCCGACAGCAAATCCACCAGCTACAGCGAGAGCAACGCAAACCAGAGCGTGACGCAGAAGATTACGTCTCCGCCTCCGTCAGCCATCGCACCGAGCATGATGAGCTACAGCCAAGACCTTTGCACCACAGGCGTTTCTGGGGCTGTCCAGACGCAAATCTTGGGCATCTCTGGCGGTAAGACCATCCGCGACAAGAACTGCGAGGCTCTAAAGCTCTCCAAGACGCTCTACGACATGGGGATGCGCGTGGCTGCTGTATCGCTTCTCTGTCAGGACGAGCGTGTATTCGACGCTATGAAGATGGCTGGCACACCTTGTCCGTATCAGGGCAAGATAGGCAAGGAGGCCGCAGCGGCATGGGAAGAAAACAAGCCCAAGCGTTCCTCGCGGCGCTAATCTCTGCACCGATTGCGGCACAGGACTACACCCCAGCCCCAATCCCGCCACAGATTATCGGCACTCCACAGACATCCACGCCCCTAAATGGTGGCGATGACAGCACGCGACTGGTTCAACTGGGCTTTCCGTTCGAGTATTACGGCCAAACCTACACGCAGGCATGGGTGTCATCGAACGGGTTCATCTCGTTTAACAACATTGGGCATCTTTGCTGCGATGGATGGCCCATTGATAGCGCGCCACGCAACTCGATTTATGGCCTCTGGATGGATTTAATCAGTGGCGGGAACCCATATTACCGAACTGACGCTAATATAGCCCTATTTGGTTGGTATAATACGCAGGAATACGGCTCTAACCTATCTAACACGTTCGAGATTGCATTGTTCCCTGATGGCAAGGTGCAATGGAACTATGGAGACGTAAATAATGTCTGGCATACTGTCACGGCTGGCCTAACTGGCCCGACAATGGCTGACAGTATCAGTATTTTTTACGGCCAGAACGTCAATCTACTCGACAATACGTCATATGTGGCACTTGGAGCGCCTCCACAGCCTGAACCGCCTCCTCCGCCCATCGAGGTGGCTCCCGTTGTGGTGTATTCCGCTACAGCGATACCTGTTGTCGTCATTGAGCAGCAGGAAGAGCAGATAGAGGCAGCAGAAGCAGCCGTTGAGGATGCAATTGTCGCCATGCAGGACGTTGTGGAGGAAACCCCTACAGAAACCGCTGTAGATGAGCCGCAAGCAGAAACGGCCCAAGAGGAGCCAGAAGAGGCTACAGAGGCTGAGGAGGCTTCTGAGAGCGCCGCAGAGGCATCTCCAGCATCACAGCCGCCACCACCGCCAGGTTCAGCCCCACAAGGCAGTTCTGAGCAGCAGCAAAGCACCACTATGGTGTCTGGAACACGCCGTGAACGCAATGTGGAGTTTTTCCAAAGTGAGGCAGTTGAAGAGGCGGACTTATTCGCACGAGAGACTGTTATTCAAGCCTCTACGCAGAACGTGGCATTTCTGGCGCTGGCAGACGCTCAATACGAGCAGCAATATGGTGAGCAGAAGTCAACTGAGACGGATGGTGTAACTTATAGTTTACAGCCCACTGAAGGCCCCACGTTTGTAGGTGTTACCACTACAACGATTGGCGACACCTACACGCCTGTTGGGCAAGCGCAGCAGTTGGAAGTCCTGAATATGGGTATGCAGGGTGAGATGGCTGCTGGCCAGAACATTGATGTAGGGGATGTGAATAATGGCGACAATGAGGCAATGGTGCAGCTTGCGGCCATTCCGGCTGGTTATTCCGCCTACACGCAGGCTCGCATCCCGGATCAGCCATTCTACCAGCCAAGGGACATCTACAAGGGCCGTCGCATTCCTGACGCAAATATGGTATTATACAGAATGATGCAGGGGAGTGATGGTCGTTGGCAACAGATGGTGGATGAGCAATATGAGTGACGATAAAATCTCTTTTGACGAAAGCGGCTTCAGCTTTAACGTTGGCGGCCTAAGCAGCGGCAAGATTGCGATTATCTTCGCTGCAATCTCCACGATTGTTGGCGGCCTGTGGGCTGGTTTTCAGGTTTATCAGCAGTTCCTGACGATGCAGGAAGTGACTGCGACATACGCTGCGATGGGCGATGACTTCAACAAAATGAAGGAGCGCCAGGACAGCAATGAGCGCATGATTAGAATGAACCTTGAAACTACGAAGTATTTGTCAGATAATCTCGCCGCGCTGTCTGGGAGCCTTGGGAATAGCGTAATGAGCGCCCGCCAGACAGTGGACGCTGTAACTGCAAGGACGCAAGTATCGGAGAGGGAGACGCTTCAATCCCAACGTGCGATTATCAATGAGCTTCGCGCACAGGACTTGGAGCAACAGCGCCGTATCAAGGAAATTCAAGGCGAATTAGATGCCAAGATACAGCGCACACTTGCCAATCCGCTTGCTGGGAGGGACGAATGAGTTTCTGGGATAAATTTGAAAGTAAGCAGGAAGGTATCGAGGACACGATTGAGTTCACGATCCGCACTGCTGTTGTAACGCTCTCGACAGTCATTCTGGTTGTCGTGCTGGCGCTGGTTGTTGGCTTGTTTATGCCGAATGACATCGTAGATAGCACGGCTGTGCTGGATATGATTAATCCGGCCTTCCAGACCATCATTGGTGCGTTTGTCGGTCTGCTGGGCGGTCTGAGCCTCAATGCTAACGCTCGTGACGAAAAGCCTGTTGAGCCTGCTCCTATGGAGCCTGAACCCGCTCCTGAGCCTGTAGCGCCTCCGCCAGCCCCTATGGCAGCACCTGTCCAAGAAGAGCTGGACCTGGCTGACGACGATGACGACGACGATATGGCCCCGTGGGAGAAGTATCGTAACGACTTGCGTTATGATGCCAATGGCGATGGCGTGGTTGACGAGAATGACTTCCCTGATTGGCGGAGTGCTGGACGATGAGCCTCGCAAACCTTCAACAGAAAATCGGCGTAACCGCTGATGGCGCTTTCGGCCCTGGCACGCTCAAGGCTGCTGCGGCCTTCTACAAGCTAAACAAGAACCGCGCTGCACACTTCTTTGCCCAGACGGCACATGAGAGCGGCAACTTCAAGGCGTTTTCGGAGAACCTGAACTATGGTGCGAAAGGTCTGCGGGGTATTTTCGGCAAGTATTTCCCGACTGATGCTCTGGCTAAAGCCTACGAACGTCAACCGCAGAAGATTGCCAATCGTGTCTATGCAAATCGCATGGGCAATGGGGACGAGGGAAGCGGAGACGGATGGAAGTTTCGAGGACGCGGCGCGCTCCAACTGACAGGCAAGTCTAACTATCAGGCGTTTGCTAACTACATTGGCCGCCCTGATGTGATGGATAACCCTGATCTGGTGGCTGGTGAGCTTTGCTTTGAAAGCGCCCTTTGGTTCTTTGACAAAAACAAGCTGTGGGGCATCTGCGACCAAGGCATTAACGATGCTGCCATTTTGGCCCTTACAAAGCGCATTAATGGTGGCACGCATGGCTTGGATGACCGCAAGATGAAGACCCGTAAATACGCAGGCTGGCTATAATGCTCGGCATTCCAACGCCTTACGTCATGGGCGGCCTTATTCTGGTCGGCTTCATTGGCGGTTACAAAGTCAAAGATTGGCAATGTGACGCGGCATACGCAAAGGCGTTGGAAAAGGCTGAGAAGCAACGTGTCGTCATGCAGAAGGTGATTGACGGCAAGTCAGTCCAATATGAGGAAGCGCGAAATGCAGCAGAAGTTACATCTGTTGAGCGGACCAACACTATACGGGAAATTTACAAAGACATCCCGGCTCCTCCCGCTGATTGCCCTGCTCCTCCTGATGGCGTTGTCAGCCTGCTCGTCGAAAGCATCCGTGATACAGACACTCCCGGCTCCTCCGGCAAACCTGTCAGCGCCGTGCAAAAACCTGAGTGAGCCGCCTAAGCCACTTTTAGACCCAGAGCGTGCGCTGTGGGAAAAGGGACTTATCGAAGCGTTTGGTGACTGCAAAACCAAACATCGCCTTGTCATAGAGGCATGGCAGGAAGCCCTGAAGGCCAAATAGGAGGTTACTATGGATATTAAGAACTTACTGAAGACGCTTGCCGCAAGCCTGTCTGATAAAGGTGTAATTGGCAAAACATTGCCAATTAATACAACTTCTGCTCAAACGTCGAAGAAAGCTAAGATTGCCGCTGTTGTTGCGGCGGCTGCTGCGTTGTTGGGGGCAATTGCGCAGTATTTGTCGTAAGGGGGCTTTATGCCTACACCCATTATTTCAGACGCTGAATTTATACAGGCTTGGGCTAAGGCTAATGGCAGCCCTCGCCGCATGGCTGAACAAACAGGACTTGACGAGCGCCTAATCTACAAGCGGCGTGAGCAACTCGCAGAAAATGGTGTATTTCTGCAAAGCAAGCCACGCGGAAACACTGGCACGCATGGGAAGTGGTCCCGCGATGACGTTGGCCGCGCCTACAAGAACCAGAACGACATTTCTGTAGATACGGGAAACATCATCGTATTCTCAGACGCTCACTGGTGGCCTTATCAAGAGCGCACTGTAGCCCACGAAGCCCTGCACGTTATCATCAAGGAACTAAAGCCCCGCGCTGTTGTGGCTAATGGTGACATCTTCGACGGCGCACGGGTGTCTCGCCACGCTCCTATGGGCTGGGCTGATTTGCCAAGCGTCAAAGAAGAGCTTGAAGTCTGTCAGGAAAACATGGCTGACATTGAGATGTTGCTTCCGAAAGGCTGTGCGACATTCTGGAACGTTGGCAACCACGATATGCGGTTTGACCGTATGCTTGTAACCAATGCGGCAGAATATGAAGGCGTTTTGGCGCGATTAGACACTAAGTTTGACCGCTGGGACTTTGCATGGTCGCTGATGGTTAACGATAACGTGATGATTAAACATCGCTACCACAACGGCATCCACGCTGCCTACAATAACACGCTGAAGAGCGGCAAGAGCATCGTTACAGGCCACTTGCACCGCTTGGCTGTTACGCCTTGGGCTGACTACAATGGTCGCCGCTATGGCGTGGACACGGGAACGCTTGCAGAGCCACACGGGCCTCAGTTTGATTACGCTGAGAACAACCCTTCTCCTCACACATCCGGATTTGCGGTCCTAACTTTCAAGGATGGTGTGCTTCTTCCTCCAGAATTATGCGAGGTGCTAGATGGGAAAGCGTATTTCCGAGGCCAATGTGTATTCGACGGAGCAAGTGGCAATGACAATCTCGGCAATTGAATTTTTAGAAAGGGCCGCAGACCTGATGCTCGAAAGGGCGCAGGAATACGACACACCTGATGGTGAGCGTAGCATGAGGTCAACAGTCTCCGCTTTCAACGTGCTGACGGGAAATATACTAAGTGAGCAGGAGGGATGGCTGTTTATGCTACTCTTGAAACTTGCGCGGCAGCATCAATCACCCGGCTGGCATCAAGATAGCTCTGAAGATGCAATTGCTTACGCTGCTCTGATGGCAGAGGCATGGCAAAACTCTGAAGAAGATGATATAGAGATTGTGTTTACGTTCTCTCCCGACGACTTTGATGAGTAGCTATGGCCCTTATTCCACTCTCTATACCGCCCGGAGTGTATCGTAGCGGCACTGAACTCCAGTCCGCAGGGCGCTGGTATGACGCTAACCTTGTCCGCTGGACAGAAGGTTCAATGGAGCCTGTTGGCGGGTGGGAAAAGCGCAACATCGCCGCACTGACGGGCAAGGCGCGTTCGCTTCTAACGTGGAAGACCAACGGAAACGTGCGTCTGATGGCGATTGGAACGCCATCCAAGCTGTATGCTGTTACTCAATCAAATGTTCTGGTAGATATTACGCCTGTTGGATTTACAGCGGGTTCTGACGATGCTTCTACGGGCGCTGGCTACGGGATTGGCACTTATAGTGGTGGCTTTTACGGCACACCTCGTCCTGACACTGGTTCTGTAACGCCTGCAACAACATGGTCGCTCGACACTTGGGGCGAGTATCTTGTTGGATGTTCGACTTCGGACGGCAAGCTATACGAATGGCAACTCGACTATTCTACGCCGACCAAGGCCGCTGTCATCACCAACGCACCCATCAACAACATCGGCTGTCTTGTCACCGCCGAGCGTTCGCTGTTTGCGCTTGGCGCTTCAGGCGATGGCCGTAAGGTTGCTTGGTCCGACCTTGAAGACAACACCATCTGGACCCCATCATCTACCAATTTGGCGGGAAGCATTATCCTTCAGACATCAGGCCGGATTATCACCGCCAAACGCGTTCGCGGCCAGAACCTTATCCTGACAGACATCGACGCGCACGTTCTAACATATGTTGGACAGCCGTTCGTCTACTCGGCGGAAATTGCTGGCCGTGCGTGCGGCGTGGCTTCTGCTAATTCTGTGGCTGTTCTCGACAACATGGCTGTCTGGATGGGGCAGAAGGGCTTCCACGTTTACGATGGTTATGTAAAGCCACTTCCCTGTGACGTTTACGACTACGTTTTCAACAACATCAACACGAACCAAATCTCTAAGGTATATGCCGTGAACAACGCGCAATACAACGAGGTGTGGTGGTTCTATCCGTCTGCTGGTTCTAACGAGAACGACAGCTACGTCTCGTGGGATTATGTTGAGAACCATTGGTCGATCGGCACGCTTGCCCGCACGGCAGGCACAGACCGCAGCGTATTCCGCAACCCAATCATGATTGGCACGGATGGCTTCATCTACGACCACGAAGTTGGCCTGAACTACTCTGGCGCATCTCCCTATGTGGAAAGCGGCCCCGTGCAGATCGGCAACGGCGACAACGTGATGTATGTTAATGAGCTAATCCCTGACGAGCGCAATCAGGGTAGCGTTACTATCACTTTCAAGACACGCTACTACCCGAACGACGACGAAACGTCCTATGGGCCTTACAGCCTTACACAGCCCACATCGCTGCGGTTTAATGGTCGTCAGGTAAAGATGCGTATTACAACGTCTGCAACGCCTACAGACTGGCGTGTAGGGACGCAGAGGATTAACGCTGTGGCTGGGGGCCGTAGGTGACACTCAAGCTACCGCCGCCTCCCGGCTCATATAACCCTGCGTATGAGGCGCAACGTAACCGCCTTATCGAGCTTTATTCGGCCACCCTTTACGAAAAGGGGCAGGACGTAGGTGTTTACCAGCCTGCCAAGCTGATTGTCTCGGATGCCTCTTTCATTACCACTGACAGCCACACGCCCGCTGAGGGTTCTTTGTCGTGGAATACAAATGACGGCACGCTCGACATTGGCATGGAATACGGCGTTATCCAGCAGGTCGGCCAAGAGGTTTACGCCCGCGTAGAGAACATGACCGGCGTAACGCTGCCAAACGGAACTGTTGTCGGCTTCTCTGGAGTGGGTGCTAACAACGTCCTGTCGGTGTCAAAGTATCTGGCTGACGGCTCCACGCCTACGCTCTACATTCTCGGCGTGCTTACCCACGAACTACCTGACAGTGGCGAAGTTGGTTACTGCACCACATTCGGCCACGTTCGCGGCATCAACACGAGTGCATTTAGCGTTGGTGATGTTCTCTACGCATCACCGACTACGGCTGGCGCATTTACCAACGTCAAGCCAACTGCGCCCGACAACGTGGTTCCCGTTGCTGCTGTCCTCAAGGTTGGGACTACGGATGGTGAGATATTCGTCCGCCCAGCCATTGAGCAGCAATACTACAACGGCCAGTTTACCAAGAACACGACAATCACCCCGGCAGCCGCCAATACGGCATATGCGCTTGCGTGGGACACGACAGTTATCACCGAGGGGATTACCCTCACAGGAAGCCCTACAACGCGCCTGACAGTGGCCCACAGCGGCCTCTACAACTTTGCTGCACGCATTCAGTTCTCGTCTGCAAACGCTAACGCAAAAGCGGCGTGGATGTGGCTGAAGAAGAACGGCACGACAAACATTGGTTCAAGCACGGCTGTAGGTTCGCTTAAAGATAGCGGTGGCTACACGGTTCTGGCTATCAATGACTTCGTGTCGCTGGCTGCGGGTGACTATGTGGAACTATTCTGGGCGGTGGATGACACTGGCTTGCAACCAACTAACGTAGCGGCCACAGCTTTTGCTCCATCTGCTCCGACAGCCCATGTGGCGGTTACTCAGGTTCAGCAATGATACCAGTTTACGAACAGTTTCATGCGCGCCGTAGGTATATCGAAGACGCATTAGAATACACCAAAGGCACGCATACACTGGATGATATTTGGAATGGCGTAGTTAGAGGTGACTTTCAGTTTTGGCCCGGTGACAAGTCGGCAGTCATAACTGAGATACAGATATATCCCCAGACCAAGGTAATGCACATATTCCTTGCTGGTGGAGACTTAGAAGAGCTTCTCGAAATGGAGAAGTCTGTAAGAGCGTATGCTAAAACTATTGGCTGTAATTCTATGTCAATATCTGGTAGACGGGGTTGGGTAAGGATTTTCGAGCGAGATGGGTGGAAAGAAGTATGCACCACCATCGCTAAGGAGCTTTAAGTATGTCTAAGGGCGGTCAGACTGCGACACAGCAGACAACGCAGCAGCTAAATCCATTTGTTCAGGACTTGATGACCCGTGGGTTCTCCGCTGCACAGAATGTAGCGTCAGTCCCGTATCAGGCTTACATGGGGCCTCGGATTGCTCAGTTCCGCCCTCAGGAGCAGCAAGCCTTCCAGATGGCAGAGCAGGCCGCTACGAGCCGCATTGGCCAGCCACAGCTTGCACAGGCACTTACAGCCGCACAGCAGGCCGCTGGTTACTCTCCCGCCCAGTTCCAGCAAAACGTTCAAGGCTTCATGTCTCCGTATCAGGAGAGCGTTGTAGATGCCACAATGCGCCGCTTGGCCCAGTCTCGTGCAGAGCGTGACGCAGAAACTCGCGCCCGCCTTGCTTCATCCCGTGCATTCGGTAACGAGCGCCGTGGAGTTTACGAAGCCCAGTTGGCAGCAGAGCAGGATTTGAACACGCAGCAGACGCTGGCTAACCTGTATCAGCAGGGCTACGGACAGGCCGCTGGCTTGGCCTCGCAGCTTCCGACACAACAGCTTGCTGGAGCCGCTCAGTTGGCTGGCTTGAGCAACCAGATGATCTCGCAAGAGCAGGCTCGTCAGCAGATGCTCATGGGTGCAGGCCAACAGCAACGTCAGATGGCCCAGCAGAACCTTGACCTGGCTTATCAGGACTTCCTCGCACAGCGTGGCTACCCGGTTGAGCAGCTTAAAATCCTGCAATCTGGTATCGCTGGCGTTCCGGCTACGACATCTTCGACCACAACGTCTACTGCACCTGGTCAGGGCTTCCTTGGCACGGCTGGTGACATTCTTGGCGTTGCTGGTGCAGCGAAATCCCTGTTCAGCAGCGATGCAAGCAAGCTGAACCTCCTCAAGAGCATTCTGGGGTAAGACATGAGCCTAGAAGATTATTTTAAGCGCAAAGGGCCTACGACCCTTATCTCGGACACCATGCCACCTGCTGGTGCGGCTGCTGCCACGCCTGCCACGGATAGCAGACCAGACCTTACCAATCGCTTGCTGCAGATTATGAGTGGGCAACTTGGTGGAACGCTCTCCAGCGGTGACAAACTGTCGGCTCTTGGCGCTCTTCTGAAGTCCGTATCTCGCGGCAGTCAGACCAGCCCACAGGATGTTGTTCGCGGCATCCAACAGCAGAAATTGGCTGAAGTTCAGGGCGCTCTGCAAATCCAAGAGCTTCGCAAAGCTGCTGCTGAAAAGGCTCAGCGTGAGGCATTCGTTACGCAAGCAGCTTCTCGGATTACTGATCCTGCTGAAAAAGACTTCTTCATGTCCCTGACTGACAAGGGGAAAGAAGAGTATCTTATTAAGAAGATGTCTCCTCGTGATTATGGCGCTACTACGGCAGAGCGTGAGGCTGTTAGCCTTGGCCTAACTCCCGGCACACCTGCATTTAATGCGTATATCACTCAACGATATGGACAGCCGCAATTTATTCAAACGCCACAAGGAACTGCCCAAGTTCCGGGCATGGGTATTTCTTATCAAGAATATACAGACCCAGATACTCAAGAAGCCAAGCGAGCAATCGTTATCGGCGGCAAAGCCTACCCTATCTAGGATTTAAAAATGGCAGAAATTACCGATCCGCGCATTCTTCAGCAGCTCAACCTTGGCGGCAATCGTGCTGGCGGGCCATCAATTGTTATCGGCAAGCCTGAGGATAAGCCAACTCCACGCACACCAACTCAGGAATATAATGAGAGGCTTGAGCGTCAAAAGTTCGCTTTTGATCTGACAAAGGGGTATAAAAAAGACCCCGCTATTGCTGAATATGAGGTTGCTCTTCCAGCTCTTGTGGCCGTTATGGACGCAAAAACTGGCGCAGACGACCTTGCGCTAACCTATGCCGCTGCAAAGATTTGGGACCCCGGTTCAGTCGTTCGTGGCGAGGAGCAAAATGCGGTCAGCGAGGCTATTGAAAACACTCGCCAGCGAATGCTTCAGTCGTTTTCCCGTGAACTTTGGGATGGCGCAAAGTTTTCGCCAGAAGGCCGCAGGAAACTATTTGCTACGCTGCGCAATAAATTAGAAGCGCAAAAAGTCGCGTATAATGCTGCCCGTAATGATTATACGAAGCGGGCTAAAGCAGCTGATGTGCCTGTAGATCAGGTTATCGGCGATAGCTTTACAAATCTTTATGCGCCGCAACTCAAAGAGTTTAATGCGCAATTTGATGGGAAAGCAGACCCATCGAAGGCCACTACTAAAGTCACGCCTTCTGGTGGAACCGCGCAAGGAACAGACATCGAGGGATACCGCTTCTCACCGCAGGGCGCGGCAGAGATCATTTCGTATATCCAAAGCCCCGGTTTCACAAAAGAGGGCTATGCTGACGTTGTTTCTAAAGTTGCTGTTCGTGAGGGCATTGCGACTACTGAAAATGTAGGTCCATATCGCGCAGATGCGTTAAATGAAGGCGCTCGACTTGCAAAGCTGAACAATCAAACTCGATCTGCAATTAGTGGTTTCGACTACAGCAAGGTTGACGCATCAGCGACTAAGAACGTTGGCCTTTTGGATGCCGCCGCACAGGCTGTTAAGAACGTCCCTGCATCAGCTTACAACTTGATGGCTGGCATTGCTGCGTTGCCAATTGACGCTGTGCGTAGTGCTGTCTCTATGACCCCTCAGGGGACGACAAAGACAACCATTGATTTGGTTCGTGACCTCGCGTCTGCTGCTGGCATGGGCGACGCCGACGGAAAAACGCTTCAGGCTGTTTCTGATGCCCTTGGCGAGCGTTACGGCGGCCTTGATAACATCAAGCGCACGATGATTACCGATCCTGTTGGGTTTGCTGGGGACCTCAGCCTTATCACTGGGGCTGCTGGTTTCGGCATGAAGGTATCTGGCCTTACTCGTCCGGCTGAAATCACTTCTGCTATTTCGACTAAACTTGATCCGCTCTCCCTTATCGTTGAAACCGCTCGCGGGACGGCTCCCTCAGTTCGTGAAGCTATTCGCCGTCGCGTTCCTGCGACACCTGCCGCCGGTCAATTTGCAAGTGATGCCACAGCATCGCTGGCCGGGTTCCCTTCCGGCGTTGGCGGAGAAACTATATCGACGCTTTTCCAAGCTGGTAAAACTCGCCCATTCGGCGCTGAGCCTACTCAACCTTATGAGGCGGCGACTGCTGGATTGCGTGAACCTGAAAGCGTCACCCGCAGGACAGTAGACCTTGCCACGCAGAGCGTCCGTAATCTTCGTAGCCTCGCTTCTCAGCAATACAAAAAGGCTCGTCAAGAGTTTGGCTCGCAAGCGCAGCCTGTTAATTTTGACGATATTCGCCAGACAATTCAGGATTTGCGTCCTGAGAATTATGGCACTTATTCGCGTAAGAATATGCCGACAAGCCATCGCGCTTGGGAAACTATGCGCGATATGGTTGAGGATTACTCCGCTTCAATTCAGAAAAATCCTGCAAAGGCTGAACCTCTCGCCATCGACCAGTTTAAGAAAGACCTTTATGAGCGCGGCTCAAAGGTTGCTGGCAAGTTTGATACGGATAGCGCCCGTATTGCACGGGATGCCTACCAAGGTGTCCGCCAGAAGCTGGTAGAGGCCGATCCTCTATACGACCAGATGATGAAAGATTACGAGGCGGCTCAGGATGAGCTTTTCCAATTGGAAAGCACATTCAGCCTCGGCGGAAAGCAGGTTCGCAGTGACACAGCAAACCGCAAGTTGCTTTCAATTATGCGGAATGACGCAAACACTAATTATGGCGAGCGTGTTTCTCGCGGTATGCGTTTGGCGCAACTCGACCCAACTGGTCAGTTGATGCCTCTTCTTGCTGGGCAGATGGCATCTTCTGTCACTCCACGCGGTTTAGGTGGTGTTGCTCTTGGTGGCACTTATGCTGCTGGTGGAGCTTTCGGGCTTCCTCTTTCCCCAGCAGCACTTCTTACGCTTCCGGCAATGTCACCTCGCGTGGTTGGTGAGACCGCTCTTGCTGCTGGCCGTGTGGCCGGGAGCCTTCCTTCACTTTCCCGCATGGTTGAGGCGTATTCAAAAAGCCCTGCATTGCGAGCGTCGGCCCTTGCTGGTGCGCAATATGGCTCTGGAATGCAAAACGTGGAGCAGGATTTGATTAACGCTGACCTGAGTGCAATACTTGGCCCATATGGTGGACGCTAATGGATAAAAACATCGTAAACTTTGCCCTTCAGGAAGCTGATCGGCAAGGCGTTCCCCGCGAATACATCAAAGCTATCATCATGAATGAAAGCTCTGGTGGTTTGAATATTGGTCGCTCTAAGGCTGGGGCTATTGGCCCAATGCAGCTTATGCCTGCAACTGCGAAGGAGCAGGGCGTAAACATCAACGACTGGAAAGATAATATCCGTGGCGGCGTGATGTATTTCAAAAAGCTGTTTAACCAGTTTGATGGTGACGCAATCCTAGCTGCTGCTGCATACAATGCTGGCCCCGGAAATGTCCGTAAATATGGCGGCATCCCTCCCTTCAAGGAGACGAGGGATTATGTCCGCAAATTTGAGGCGGCGATTAAGCCAATCACAAAGCCGATAACCGATGTTGCGAAGCCAATTGCTCGCTCAGAGCCGGGCAAGCCTCTCACGCTTAAACTGCAAGAGCCTACGCCGTTTGACGTAGAAGCTGAGACAGAAAGCAACTTCGCGTCGCTGTTGTCAAAAATTGGCATGGTCGGAAAGCGCAAGCGCCAGACGAAGAAGACCCCCGGCATTCTTGATGGATTGTTCTAATGGCTAAAAAGCCCATTCGCATTGCTGACGTTTTTGGCTTTGGCGCGGCTCCACGCCGTGACTTGACGCAAGGCCTGCGCCGTGAGGTTAATCGGCCAACAGTTGCAACTGGCGCTCTTCGTCCAGCATATCGCCCAATATCTCAAAAGATTGCTGAATTTGTAACGCCCAACACTAAGGCGGGCGTAGATGTCTCTCGTAAAATCCAAGGCATTCTTGATTTTGCAACAGGTCTTGGCTCTGAGGAAAATCTAGTTCAGTCTCGTGGGGCATTTCAGCGCGGAGAATATGGGGATGCCGCAAAACTAGGTATTCTGGCTGCATTGGGCGCTATTCCCGGAGGCAGAATTGGGTCAAAGATTGATGATGTTATCAGATACGCAGAGCAAAATGGCGTTAAGTTATCTATTTCAAATCGGCCTAACTCTGTCTCATTAAATCTTATTGAAGTTCCAAAGCCTAAAAGGTCTTCTGGTATTGGAACTGATATTATGACGCGCCTGTCAGAGGCAGCAGATGCAGAGGGTAAAGTTATTACCCTTACTCCAGATATTAGTTTTGGCGCATCTTCCACTAATCGACTGTCTGATTTTTATAAGCGTTTTGGTTTTGTTCAAAACAAAGGAAAAAATAAAGACTTTACAATAAGTGATAGTATGTATCGCTTGCCATCTGAGGGTCAGTAGCATGGCTAAAAAGGCTTCCAAAGAAACTCCATGGACACCGCAGCAGCGCAAGAAGCGCCGCCATCAACCCGCTGGTCTACGTCATCGTAAGAAGCTGGGGCCTAAGTCTCACTTGCGGTAATGGGGCAGTGATGCAGATCCCGATACACCACCGCCCCGGCACGTTGGATGTTGGAACCCCCGAAACAACATCCTACTGACATATACTGTAAAGCCAGTTTGGTTGTCGGGATGGGACAAAAATAAATCACAAAAGAAAAGGGCCGGACAGTCCCCCAACGGTGTCCGACCCTTTCCCCAACAACGAGAGGATGCTTGTGTGGCAAGCCTCGCGAATTTACACAATCCCTATTCGTCGTCAATAGTATTTAAGGGTGTATCTGGCGGCAATTCCTCTGGAAGCCGCGCATAGTCCTCACCCGCGTTAACGAGATCGCGGAGAGCGGATTGAACCAACTCTCCCCTATCCCACTGCCCTGACAAAATACCGCGATACACAACAGAGCCCTCTAAATAGGCTTTTGCGACTTTCTCACGGGCTTCTTGTAGGGCTGCCATATCAATCTCCGTCAAAATGGAACCTCGTCTGACAGGTCGTCGTCAAACGGCTGGCGCTGGTATCCATTAGCCTTGGCCTTATCGTGCGCCGTTGGTTTACGCTCACCGCCATCTTGACGAGGGAAAATCTCTAATCCGTTTGGATCAACAGAGATTTTGTGCTGCGTCTTTCCTTCATATTCATCAATTTCAAGCTCACCAATTACACCAACAGATGTGCCTTTGACAAGATATGGAGCAAGAGACACGGCGCGCTTTCCCCAAACGGAGCAGCGGAACCAGTTGGTTTTCTTGTTATCTCCATGTCCCTGAGATGCGCCTACAGGAAACGTCAAAACGTCGTCCCCATTCTTGGTTTTCTTCAACTCGGCATCGCGGCCAAGGTTGCATTTTTGAATAATAATCTTCGCCATCTTACATCCCCAATGCTGTTACATATGTGTCAAGCACAGCTTCCCACTCGGCTCGTTCGTGGCTCTCCATCGCACGCAGCTTGATAATCTGCCGCATAATCTTGGGATCGAACCCACGGCTCTTGGCTTCTGAATAGACGTTCTTAATGTCTTCCAGCACGCCACGCTTGTCGGCCTCTAAATTCTCAATGCGCTCAATCAACAGACGCAATTCATCTGCTGCTACTAAGTCACTCATTATAGCTTCCTTTCTACTCGGCTATTTGCTTCAGCGGCAATCCATTCTTGCATACGCATCTTGAGATAATCCATCTCGATACGAGCCTTGTTTGCTGCTGTTTTGGAGCGGACCATCGACTTGATGTAATCCGACCATTCCTTTGATGACTTCACCGTCCGCTCTGCGTGGCTATCCGGCATATCACCTAGTTTTGTCTTCTGCTGTGCGAGGTAGGTTGTCTTTCCTTCCTCTAGCATTCTGGCGGCGTTATCTAGCTCTGCCCATTCAAGCGCGGCTAAACGAAAGCGTTCAGAGATTGGAACGTCATTCGGTATCATGTCTAATTCCTAACTTCATTGCTAACTTTTCTGCTTCTGCCATCAAGTCTATTCCATGTTCCCTGTAGAAGCCCTGATGGCCCAATGCCTCTACACTTTCTCTAGGCCCCCACTGTATCTGGTGGTGTCGTGGGCATAGGGGAACAACTCTATCGTGCCGCCTTGATACTCGACCCATACGATCTGCGTATCCCGTGACATGATGCACTGTTGCCTGACTTCCGCACACTAGGCAAGGCATTTGCCCTACCCGCGCCATATGTTCACGATCCCGCTTTGTCGGCGCTTTCACGGCGCTTCCTAACTTCTTCCCAGTGAGCGCGAGAGCGTTCAAGCGCCTCTTCGTATAGCCGCGTGGCCTCACCCATAACGTCTTGCAGGAAGTCCAACTGGAATACGATATTTTGCTCCAAAAGGCGCTCCATATCCCTTGCCGATGGTGATGCACCATCTCCGTGCATAGGCCAGCTAAATGTGAGCTTTGCCATTACTGGGTTCTCCAGATACGGACGTATCCGTTCATCTGGCGGCTCGTGTAGCCAAAGTTATTGTTAAACGCCTTACGATAGCCACACGCTGCTGATGTAACCATGTTCTGACACTGGATAAGCGTCTCTGCGCCACAATCCTCTGGACGCACCGCAAAGCTGTCACCAACGTTCATCTTAGGGAACGGAAACTCTGGGCGGAATGTCCGCTTCTTTGTCAGGCTCTTGTCC